TCGTCCATCTCTGGTGGCATCACTCAGGCTGATGTGAACGCAACGGCTGGCTACACCATTGGTTCGGGTAACACCGCCACTGGTATTTCGGCTGCAACTCTCTCCGGCGTTGGCCCCACAACGGCTACGCTCCCCTTCCGCATTGTTTCTCTCGTGACGCAGCCTCCGGGCTCGAACGGCACTGAGTTGGCGACCTCGAACTACGTGATCGTGGCCTTCAACAACGTGACCACGAAGAACCAGACTGGTATCTAAGGAGTAAGGGACCATGGCAGTTAATCTTTCAGCCATTAAAGACCTTCTCCTCCCCGGTCTGCGTGGAGTTGAAGGCAAGTACGAGCAGATTCCGTCTCAGTACGACAAAATCTTCACGAAGCATGAGTCGAAGATGGCTCTGGAACGCACCGCTGAGATGCGCTTCCTTGGTCTGGCTCAGTTGAAGACTGAAGGTGGTCAGACGGCGTTTGATAACAACGCTGGTGAGCGTTACGTGTACAACCAAGAGCATACTGAAATTGCTCTCGGCTATGCGATCACCCGCAAGGCTATCGACGACAACCTCTACAAGACCCAGTTCATGCCCTCTAACCTCGGTCTGATTGAATCTTTCCAGCAGACCAAGGAAATCTACGGCGCGAACATCCTCAACACTGCAACCACGTACAACGCGGCTGTCGGTGGTGACGGTAAGGCTCTTGTGGCCTCGGACCATCCGATTGATGGCGGTTCGATTTCCAACTACACCACGGTGGAGTTGAATGAATCGACCCTTCTCAACGCGATGATCGCGATCCGTACCAACTTCAAGGATCAGGCGGGCCTGAAGGTCTTCGCTCGCGGTCGCCGTCTCATTGTGCCCCCGGCACTTGAGCCTGTTGCGATCCGTCTGACGAAGACTGAACTGCGTCCGGGTACGGCAGATAACGACGTCAATGCGATTATGATGACCGCAGGCGGCTTGCCTGAAGGTTACATGGTCAACGACTATCTGACCGACACCAACAACTGGTTCTTGCTGACGAACATTGACGGCCTCTCCTACATGGAGCGCGTCAAGTTTGAATCAGACATGCAGGTCGACTTCGTGACTGACAATCTTCTTGTCAAGGGTTACGAGCGTTACAGCTTCGGTTACTATAACTGGCGCTCCATCTACGGTGCGTTCCCGTCGTAATCGACATAGGGCGGGGTCTAAAAGCCCCGCCTTTTATCTGGGTGAATAGATCATACTGACCGCCCCAGCGGACGCTGCACAGACAGTATGATCGTATCGTGCAGGAGGTTCCTATGGGAACAACTACATTTACTGGCCCCGTGAAGGCTGGCGATGTCCTTAATACGACTGGCTCGACGGCTGGCACGATTAAGAACGTCGGCACCCTGAACGCTTCTCAGCAGGCTGCAATCACGCAGTCAGCTACTGCTGCTGCTACGGCGATTGTCATCCCCGCAAACAGCACCATCATCGCGATTGATCTGTTTGTCACGACCGCATGGTCTAGCGCGACAACGACCTACACCGTCAGTGTTGGCACTTCTGCAACGGCAACTGAACTTGTTGCCGCAACGAATGCTAATGCCATTGGTATCCTTTCGTTGAACCCCGGCACCGACGCTACGCGCACGGGCAAGTGGCTCAACGTCGGTACTTCTGACGTTGTGATCTATGTGAAGTCTGGCGCACCCGATACCATTCCCGGCGCTGGAACACTGGTCGTTCGTTACATCCAAGCAGCCAACGCTTAATTGGGCTATAGGAGGCTCACATGAAGGGTAAGACTAAGGCTCTCAAGGGCGATTTCTACGCTGGCGGCGGCAGCAATGTTGCCAAAGAATCCAAGAACATGACCGAGTCCTTCAAGAAGGGCGGCAAGGTTGCCAAGATGATGGGCGACAAGGCCAAGGCTCATGCTGGTCGCAAGCCCCGCAAGTCGGGCGGCAGCGTTCTCTCATCGGCTTCTGGCGCGGGCACCCCTCGCGGCAAGGCTTCTCACTATTGATATTTCTCCTCCCTGAGTATCAGTGAGACATGGCGGGGGCTTCGTGCCCCCGTTTTTGCAGGAGGAACTGATGGCGAAGTCACCAGCTTGGCAACGCAAGGAAGGCAAGTCTCCTTCCGGCGGATTGAATGAAAAGGGTCGCGCAAGTTTGCGAGCGGCTGGGCATGACATCAAGCGCCCACAGCCTGAAGGCGGTTCTCGCAAAGATAGCTTTTGCG